GTTCTTTGCCTCGTTCTTAGTAACCGCAGGTGCGGTAGTTCGCAACTCCTTACTAATAAGGAGGTTGACTGCCTTGGCGATAGTGTTCATGTTGACGGATTGTTGTCTTGCGACATTAGCTCGGTATTGGCTGATAGCCGAAGACTGCACCTTAGATACACGTGTCTTACGGACAACCCGCTTAACAGGACGGCGATAAGCAGGGCGGCGTTTGTAGCTAGGCTTTCGCTTATACACAGGGCGGCGTCTTGCGACTGTCTTGCGGCGGTAAGTGCGTCTATAAACCATGTTAAGCTAATTTTGCGCGTTTAGCGTATGCGTTCATAAACTGTTTTTCGGTCGGTGCACGTCCGTGGTATCTAACGGCTGGGTCGATACCACGATTAACAACCACTGCAGCCTCTTGGATGATGGGCCATGGCCCAATTGGCTTGGTGGTATTGCCAGGGGGCAAAGTTGTATTAGTAACTGTGTCGACAAGTGGTGCGCGTGGTAAAGGATGAGGATCCACTGGCTCGTCGTCAGGATCCCAGTACTCAGGATCGTCCACATAACCTCCTGGATATTCATTCCAGTAGTTTTGATATAAAGCTGCTGCACCGGCACCAATGCCGATGACAGCAGCTCTACGCAAGTTGCGTGCTGCTTGCCCAGGGGGGTGCAGAAGAGGCAAGATAGGTTCGAAGTCTCCAGAACTGTAGTCAGGCATTTTGTGTTTATTTGTGTACGAGTCGCATGTTAAGCGCCTTATACTCGACGATAGAAGTAAATCTACGTCTGATAGCAGCTATAGTTGTAGCTGGTTGATCCCCATAAATAGTTTCTATGGGTTCATTGGAAGTTATAAAGATCTTGGCTCGACCCATGTGGATATGAGATCCTTTCACGGGGAGTAGAAGTTGATAACGATCAAGAAGCTGCAAAAAGAACGGTACGGCCCATTGACCGCGATAGTCATCTACCAAGATAACTTGGTGATATCCAGGTCGGTATCCGTCAAACCAGGGCTTCCCGGAGGAGGTAGGACAGGCGTAAACTCGGCTTGCGTCCGGAACGCTCTCCCAGACCGCGCGAGTTTTACCGGTGCCGGGGGCACCGTAGAAGTAGTGACATTCCTGGGGGGTGTCTTTGGTTCTTGACTCTCCGATAAGGCTGAGGTACTTCTCAAAGCCTCGGTAGAACCTGACAGTGGCGGAGAAATCGGTCTCGAACGCGCCGAGGAGTCCTTGTTCAGCAAGGATGGGCTTGAGGGCGTCGAGATCAGTACGGTTTCCTTGCTTAGGTGGGTCTCCAATCTCGATAGGTAAGCTACCCGGAATTCGGCTCTCTTCTTTGCGACAGTATTGGCGAGCCTCTTCATGATTGCCTCTTCGGACTTCAGCATGGAGACCAGGGAGGCCAAGCTCTCGTTTGAGAGTTTCCAGTCCGACAGGGGTGTTTCCATGGACATATCCTTGCCAATGGACGCGGCCAGTTGTAGGACATGTCTCTGCCTGACAGGCAAGGTATTGGCCCCAAGGGCTTGCCTCAAACCAGCGATATGGATTCCAGTCCACATCGTACGACGTGAAGACCCAGTTCCGGAAACGCTTCGAGCCGAGCGCTGGGCCGGGTCTTTTTTTTCAATTACTTTTTTCGGAGGCATCTTAATATGTCGTGAACTTTTGAAAGTGTAATGACTTGTACGACAAATGAGAGGAGGTACGGGAAAAAGTAATCGTTATTACGAGCTATGGTGAATAGTCGTAATTGTACAGAAGTGACCAGGTAATACTAGCTGGTCACTTCTTATAGGTTTTTCTTGACACGTTTTTTTAACGTGGCTTGCTACCTTTGTCACGCGTGCAACACGGACGCCACGTTTTTTTTACGTGTCAGCCCTCCGGGGGCCCTGCGGGGCTTTCTATATTTTGGCAAGGGAGGGAGGTCGGCCCTCCACGCGTCCCGCTCGGGCCTAACGTGGCGGCTTACGTCGGCGGCAAGGGCTTACGTCGGCTGGACTAGGAAGGGATGTACGCCCGAAGCTTCGCAACGGGCTAGCACAAAATTTGGATAGCAAAAAATTTGGTTTTTATTTCCGATGACCCTGCTTGACAAGCTGAGATCAATCCTCGGTGAGATCGATCGGGTTCTGGAAGTCCCAGTAATCATGGTACAGTATGATGTGACTATAATCATACCATGTCTTGAAATAGTGATAACAGCCTTTATTGCACAGTTCAGTATGCTCTATGGCTGTGTTTAGGCAATGAATGAAAAAAACGTAACGGTTTTTTTCCGGGACTCGAACTCGCGTCCTATAAAGGTCGTCGAGAAGTTCGACGCACTTGCCCAAATCTACCAGTGCTATGTCTTTGACGGAGTCTGGAAGACACATTGTTCATGGTAAATCAATATTACGTATTGTATATATATGACATTTATTTTTTTATTAAAGAGTCGCGTCTCGGGCAAACTCTCCATAGTGATCATCATTAGGAGTTTGACCTTGGATCTTGAAACTAAGATCCCAACGGGATGCAACTGCCATATTCATGCCCTTGGTAGTAAGGGTGTTAGACTTGTCAGCAACAAGAGCACTAACACCTTCATCTTGATGCACAAGCTCCTCATGGGGTTCGTTAATCTTCACCCAGAACTTGAGCTTGTATTGATACTGCTCTTGCGAGTCGGGGGCAATATCAGTTTGGGGATCAGTTCGCAGGAACGGGAAGGTTACAGTGTCAGGGAGATGACCTGTTTCCAGGTACTCATTCTCGACCTGGATGTATCCACCCTGACCAGGATACTCGAAAGTGGTTTCGGGCTCTGACTTGGAGTAGTTCTCTCCAAAAATAGAGTTAAAGTTAGCCTCGACATCATGGAACACGGTGACCCCCGCGTCACCGTTGTCCAGGGTGCCGGGGATAACAATGGATTCCATATTATGCCATTGATCGGCCCAAGTAAGTGGAGTATTGAAATCCACACGGGTGGCACCGGAAAGATACGGGGTTCCCATCTCAGCAAAGTTGGCTTGTGGGCCAATACAGTGCTGGATATAGACTGTCTTACTAATACGCGAGTAATTAGTAAAAAAGAAACGGTGCTTCGCACTGTTTACTTTCATCCAAATACGTGCCGCATGATCAGACTCGTAGAGGGGTTGATTAGCTCTCAGAATGTCAATAATGTCTTTTGGGGCATTGTAGTGATCAAACCCAACAAGACTTTGTGGGTCAGTGGACCCAGACGTTTGAGATACGAGGAACTCAGAGGGCTGAACGATGTCAAAGTATTGATGACTGTCAGTAGCAGGAGGTTCCGCAGTGGCGTGCCAGTTTCTAGCAGCCCAAGTGATGACCTTCGGGTGAATACCGCCAAAGGCTGACTGTCCTTGATAGGTGGTGTGGGTCTTGGACATAGCAGTATATCTCTTGCTAATAAGTCGAAGAGTTTCGGCTCTGGGATTATCACCGATCATCTTAACGGCAACAGGCCGTTTCGCGCCTTTAGTATAGCCCATCATATTGGCAAAAGTAAAGTGTTTATTCGTTCTTTGCCTCGTTCTTAGTAACCGCAGGTGCGGTAGTTCGCAACTCCTTACTAATAAGGAGGTTGACTGCCTTGGCGATAGTGTTCATGTTGACGGA